TTCAGTTTTTTCTGTCGGTGGTTCTGCCACCACCATTTTTTTAGCTGAGTCATGCCGTTGTTGTATGAAGCCATGCTGTTAACGTATCTTTCGCTGTCCTCGTACTCCCTGTCTATCTGAGCACAACAGTAGTCAACATACACCGTGTCATAAGGTGCAGGCGCAAGCAGCTCCCTGTCCCTTGGCGTCTCCTCGTCATAATTTCCGTAATCCTGCGCCGCTTCGTCGCCCGTTCTTTTGCTTACAATGTCCTTGATTATATAGTTTTCAACTCTGTTTATATCCTCGATCACTCTTGAATCATCAATAACACAGCCTGTTTTTATCAATCTCACTCTGTCGATCACATTTTGAATTGTCATTTTCTTCACCGCCTGTTTTATTAAGCAAAACGGACGGCAGCAGCCGCCACCGTCCGTTTTACCATCATAAGGAGTTTACCATAAATGGGTTGTTGTCTTATTTCGCCACCGACATACCGTTAAACGCGCCCTGACTATGCGCCTGCTCGTACTCGATGTTCTTTTCCTCCTGCATTGCGTATGCCGCGTTTTTCTGCCTTTCGGCGTTTTCAAGCACCTTAGCTACACACCTCGGCACCATCACGTCCTGCCCCTTGGGGATAATGAACTGAACGCCGTTGATCGACACCTCGGCATTTTTGTTGCCCTTGAGGTTGCCCTTCTCAACATGGATCTTAACCTCTTTCATGGCTTCCTTTTCGGCGGCTTCTATAAGTTCAAGAAGCTTGCTTTCCTCCTCAAGCTTCTTGTCCTGAGCGCTCTTCACGCGGTTTTCGCCTGCCATGTACTTAGTCAAAACCGCAAGCTGCTCCTGCATCGCCTTGAATTCCTCGGCGGGCACCGTCACCGTACCGCCCTCCGGGGCTTCTGCTTTGGTCTCCGGGGCTTTAACTTCCTCTGTACTTTCTGCTTTCTTAGGCATCTTTAATCCTCCTTAAGATCTCGCTGCCATTGCCGCCGCAAGAAGAGTCTTATTGCTTGCAGCCTGAGTGTTAAGTGTTGCCGCGCTCTCCACGCGAACAATGCTTGTTTCACCGGTGATCACTACACCGTGGGTTGTTTTCCAACCCTGCGTGCTTCTCTGATCAAGAGGATCGCTTGTGCCGCCCGAACCGGCAGGCTTAATGATCGTGTGCAGTCCCTCGCCCTCGATCTCAAGGATCTTATACGCGTCTTTGCCGAGCACAAGTGTTGAATAAACGTCTATGCCCTGTGCGCCGGCACCGGAAAATACCTTGGCGTATGTGCTCACCACAAAGCGGATGTTGCCGATCGTGCCGATCTCGCCCTTGTAGATCCTCTCGGGGTTCTGATACTTGACGATCGAGATAAACTCCGGGTTTCTCATTATGTCATACTTAACGTTGGGGTGCACGATCGCGACATAAGTTCCGTCAATGGGTTCGGCGTTCTGAACTTCAAGATAATTCGCCGCGCGGAAAATTACGTCGATTGAAAACTTTGAGAGACTTGAAACATGGTCTCTCTCTGATATCTCGTTAACAGTTCCGTTGACGCTGTCAACTGCCGGTGCGTAAAGCACGCTCTGTCCGGCGTTCAGCATCTCTCTGTCGAGCACCTCAATGGTTCTGCCGGCCTGGCTCGCAAGCGCCTCCGCGTCCTTTGTGATAACGTCGTCACGGCTTGCGAATCTCGCAAAATCAGTGATCATGGTGTAGCTTCCGTACTGCTCAACCGTCGCCTCAATGTAGTAGAAGTTCATCAGGTTACCCTTCGGGGTAACACCTTCTTCAAGAGGCGTAGTCACAACAGGGTAAGGAGTCATACCGCGGATGTTGATAACATTACCGCTGTGCTTGGGGTATGTCAGCTTCTCGCCGAACTGACCGTGCACCTGCTTGCCTTCGTATTCCTTAAGAAAAACGCGGTAATAATAAATCGCCTTTTCCGGCGTAAAATCGTTGCCGGAAGTCTCGGTTGTGTTGCCGTAAGCGTTAACAACATAACCGTTGCTGCGGTTAACGCCGCCGGCGTCAACTGTCTGTTCAAAAAGATTGATTATAATTTTTCTGTACTTCTTCATTTCTATCCTTTCCGGAGGTTAACCGGGGATACTTCGCTTTCCGCTCAAAACATCACGCTTCAGCGCTTCAAAGTCATCATCGGACATACTCAGCAGATCCACATGACCGCTTGCTCTCTGCCCTCTGGTCTGTGCAGCGTTCTCCTTAACGCGTCCGCGGTTTGCGGCAATCGTCTGAGCATACGCGCTCGCCGTTGCCTTTGATGTCCTCTCAATAACGTTCTGCCTGATCTCGTCCGCGTGCGCCATTTCGTACGCGTATTTCAGGTCGTAGATCTCGTCATTTTTTCCGGTTCGCTTGTTTTCATCGGAATTAACCTGAGCAATAAAATCAAGCGCCTGTCTGAATCTGGCGTTCTCAAACTCCTGCTTAAGGTCAAAAGAAGGATATTCCTTCTGCACGTCCTTTGCGATTTCCTGAAGCCTCATGTCAAGCTGTCTTACTCTGTCCTGCCTGCGGTAGTTTTCAAGCTCCAAACGCTCGCTTTCCTGCTTCTGCGCATCGTCAAAGGCGTTGACCGCCTCTTCAATGCTTCCGCCTGTCTGAATAGCCCTGTCACGCCAGATATCCCCGTCATCCCTGACCGCCTTGTACAGCGCGTCGGGATCATTAGGATCAAGCTCGTACTTGCCCTCGAGCATTTTCAAGATCCGGTTGCCGCTGTCAAGCTGCTTTTGCAAATCGTTCTTTTCGCGGTTGGCGTTCGTCAGCCTGTCCTTAACGGCAGCGCTCATGGTCTTTTTATAGGCGCTTTTGTACTTGCCCTCGATCAGCTTTTGAAATTCGCTGTCAAGCTCTTCCTCGGTGTTGCCTTCCTGTATTTCAGTCTCTGTTTCTCCCTCGTTGCCGCTGCTCTTTTCGCCGAAAGCGTCGTTGTACACCTGCAGCATGTCATCACTCAGCCCTAAGCTCTTTCCCCTTGCGGCAACCTTTGAGTCAATAGCGGATTTTGTGCCTTCTCCGCCCGAACCTTCACCGCCTGCGCCGGCAGCCGCGCCGCCGTCTCCGTCGAAAAGGTTCATAATAATTCTTCTGTAATGCATAGATGCCTCCTGCCCGTCTCTCCGGGGTGTCTTTACTGACGTCTCTTCCGCCGTGCCAGCCTCGGGTTCACAACTCCCTCGGCGATTGATATAATTATAAAATATCTCCGATAACTTTTGCGTCTACATACTTTACCTCGCCCGGAAAATTAGCCTCATACAGCTTAAACCCGGTCAAAACCGCTTCAATGCCCTGCAAATAATTAATAACGTTCGCCGCTCCCCCGAACATTACCCTAATGTCAACCGCGCCGCTTTCATACTTCAAAATGTCTGCGGTGAACGTCGCGTTTCTGTCGCGGTAGTCCTCGGTGAACTGCACCAGCGCGTTTGTCAGCGCGCTCAAAGCTATACACACATCATGGCTGCTGTGTCCGTGGATCTTAATGTCCATCATCTTCGCTGTGCCGCTGACTAATACCGTTGTCATGCGTTCATTCCTCCGGGCACTGTCGCAGGCTGCACACCGGGCTGAATTGCCGCTGCCTGTGCTTCCTGCTCGTTGATCATTGCGTTTGACATCTCCAGCTGCTGACTAAGCTCATTCACCGCGTCAAGCAGCGTCTTGTTTTGCTTAAGCATATCGACCATCTTGTCCTTACCCTCAAAGCTCATTCCCTCAAGCGCAACAAGCGCCTCGTCAACTCTCTGAGGAGAAAACATACCCATGTTGAACATGTTGATCATCATCTCGTTGTTGGCGGCTGTAGTGAACGGGTTGCTCCGCTGCGCCTTAACGTCAATGTCAAATACCGGCAGCCTCCAAAACTTCTCGCTGCTTCCCTCAACGTTTATCGGCTGCGGCCTCAGCGCGTTTCCGTCAAATTCAACGTATTCGGTCTTTTTGTCCTCGCCTACAATGCGAAAGATCCTGCCGGGCGTGTAAAACTGCCTCATGCGTTCAATTATCATTTCGCAGATCTCAACGAACCCGAAGAACTCCATTTGGTTAAGATCGCGGCTGATCTTGCCGCCGGCTTCCTGCAATGCCGCTATAGCGTTTCCGCTGGTAACTCCTGCGGCGCTCGCGCCGTTCGACGCGTCGTTGGTGCCGGTCGTGTCCTTCATCTCGTCGTCAAGGGCTCCGAGCATGTTAAGCGCTCCCGGCGCTATGTTCTTTGTTTCAAGCGGTCTTATCGCCTGATCAAGCGGAATACCGTCAACCTCGATCATCTCCTGGTCAAGGTCAAGCAAGTCCTCGTCGTTTACCTGCGCGTTTGCGCTTCTCAGGCTTCTTGTCTTTGAATTAATTTTTATGTTCTTTAAAATATCCCGTCTGAGCTCGTCGTGGTACTCCTGCGGCGCACGGCATATGTCGATAAATCCGAAGCCCGAAGGCGTGTCGGGCAGCTTAAAGCACGGCCGCGCCACAAAAGGATACTTGCCGTCAATATAATAACCCTCGGGGTAATTCTCGGGCTCGTTTTCGCTTGCGAAAATCAGCGATTCTCCGCAGAATTGGCAAAGGTGAACCATTCCGTCTTTTTTGTAGTAGCAGTCGATAACCGCCGCTTTTCCGTAGTTTTTATTCGAGCTGTCGTATGTTTTAAACTCCTTTATCGACATATCATCCGCGGCTATCTCTTTAAGCTGCGGATACATCTCCTTCGCTTCGTCAACATCGATCATTCTCACGTTGAATAAATATCTTGACTCCTGAATATCGTCAATAAACGGCTGCCAGAACACATTAAGCACGCTCTCACGCTTAATACACACCTCGCCCAGGCCGCCGTCGCGGTCGCTGTCCCAGGTAACGCTTACTATTTCCATTCCGCCGACGAACTTGTCAATCAACGCGTCGCTGTACGTCTTTTTAAACCCGTTTCGCGCTAAAACGCAGGGCAAAACGCCGTTTAAGATCTTCGCCGTTTTCTCGTCGTCTTTTGACCTCGGCAGGCATATAGCCTCCGGATAGTTGTCCATTGCGTCCGCGTGCTTGTTTAATATGACCTTAAGCGTCTGGGCACCGCGTCTGTTCTTGATAACCTCGTTTTCTTCGCCCTCTTTGCTGCTCCTCAGCCTGTTGTTTTCGGTGTAAAGCAGGGTATAAGTGTCAAAGTTATTCTTATACCGTTCGTCATACGGCGCCTTTGATCCCACATACTCTCTCAGCTTCTCACGCATTTTGGCGATCTCTTCCTTGCCCACAGGCTTTGCCGCTGCGTTTCCGCTGCGTTTTTCTTCCTCCTGCTGCGTTTGCGCAGCGTCCTCTCTCGGCAGCTGCTCGCCGATCGGCGGCACGCTCTCCGCGTATGACCTCTCGCTTTTAACGGGAATATGAAATCCGTCCTTGTCAGTGATCTTTTTCTGTCTTGCCATGTTTTTTACCTCACATATCTCTTCATCAATCCGTAATCGACCTCCAGCGGATTATAGCCCGGCGGTTTCGGCTTCGCGCTGTACCTCGGCGCTATCGTGTTCAGCATTATCGCGTATCTTGCCTCATCGTAAATATGATCCTCCTGCTTGGTGTCAACGTCCTCAACCTTGATCTCGCTGTACACCAAATCGGGGATAGTCCTTATAAAATCCTTGCAGGTGTTAAACACATAGTACATCGGCACGCCGTCCTCGTCGAATGCAAGCCGGTTATGAAACTGCATTTTCCCCGCGATCCGCTCGTTGCTGCCTTTCTGAAATTGAATTCCGTACTTTAAAAACGTGTCGGCAATGCTCGTGCCGTTACTCTCCTTGGTGAATATCGCCGGATCCGCCACGCCCTGTATCCTCCTGCCGGCAAGGTTCGGATCCTGCGCCTCGATAACTCTTATATCCTGCGCCACCTCCGCCGACTTCTTCTCTATTCCCGTGTCAGGTCT